TGCGGAAGCCGCATCGCGCGGTCGACGGACCTCCCGCGCCTGCTTCCTCCCCGCGTCGCTCATGCGCCCCGGACGCCTCCAGGCGTGTCCGGCCGTCCTGACCGGCGCCCGCCGATCAAGCTCCGACCGCTGGCAGCCGCCTGGTCGTCGCTCCGATCCGCACCGGAGGGGCCGGGTCGCGGGTGAGCCCCTGCCGGCGCGGATCTGCGCTCCTCGCCCACCTGTGTTTGCGGTCCCGATTGGAGGCCGATTCGGCCGTGTTACAGCTGCGGGCCCGCGTTACGGCCGAATCCGCCTTCAGCGGCTGCACGTGGGGATTTCGCGGCGTTTCGGGGGCGCTTGCTGTAACACGCCCATTGTAACACGAGATCGGCCTCATGAAGCGCACATCTTGACGCCGTGGCGAGCCCGTGCCGACGTTGCCTCCCGATGTCACGAGCTCACGTTCCGATTACCTCCAGACCTCTGGATGTCACGACCTCATGACCTCATGACGCTGTCCGTCTGCAACCTGAAGGGCGGGGCGGGCAAGACGACGTCTGCGATCTGTTTGGCAGACGTATGGGCTCGTGCCGGGGCGTCGGTGCTCCTAGTCGACCTCGACCCGCAGGGGACAGCCTCGGCGTGGCTGGCGTCCCGATCGGACGCGTCGACGCACCTTCTCACCGGCGGCTTCGATCCGACAAAGCACATTACGGCCGTCTCCGAGCACGACAACGGTGGACGCCTTGACGTCGTGACTGCGAACCGCTCCCTCGACGACACCACGGAGCGGCGGACGTCGGACCTCACGCGGCAGCTGGAGCGCCTGTACGACAATGCGGCCGCCGCATACGAACTCGTCATTCTCGACACGCCCCCGCAGGCCGGAGATCTCGTGACGGTCGCGCTCCTCTCCACTACGTCGGCCGTGGTGCCGGTGGCCGCGGGCCGGGGCTCCGTCGATGGCCTCCGCCACGTCCTCCAGTTCACGAAGCGCCTCGGGGGGGCGGACGTGACGGCCGCGTTTGCGTGCAACGTCGACATGCGGACGACGCTCGATGTTCAGACGGCCCGGCAGATCGTGCAGCACCTCGGGCCCCTCTCCGAGGACGGCCGCGGAACCCAGCACTACGTGCGGTCGACGGTGTCTGTCCGAGAGGCCGAAGCCGCTGGCGAACTGCTCGGCACGTATGCGCCCCGCTCGACGGCCTGGACGGACTACCAGGCGCTCGGTGCCGAGCTCGCGCAAAGCGGTGCCGTTGCCATTCCGGGAGGCGCGAAATACCTGGTTCCCATGCCCGACGATGCGGCGCAGCTGGACGCCTCATGAACTCCCGACATCATGACCTCATCACATCAGGACCCCACGATGTCATGGACAAGCCGGAAATCCCCTGGGACGACGACAACGACGCCGGGTTCACCGAACCGCCGGCGGAACGCGACGAAGATCGGCGCCGACGGGAAGAGGGCGAAAAGCAGCCGTTCAGCACCGTGCTCCGGCCCGGCCTGGAAGAGAAGATCAACGCGGCCGCCTTCTGGACCGGGAAGAGCAAGGCGCAGATCGTGGACGAAGCTCTCCGGATGTGGATTGCACAGGCCGAGGACGAGCGCGGGGAGTCCTTCGAGGTTCTGCCCCCGCATCACGTGGAGCGGAAGGACTCATGACCCCATGAGGACATGACCTCATGAGTTGAGGGGGTCACAAGACGTCTCATCTTCGCTCGTGTCGAGCGCGGGTATATTCTCGCCCGTGGCTTCGGCCTTGTTGCCCAATCCGAGCCACACCAGGAGGTCGAACGCCATTTCACGTTCCAATGCCTGAGGAACTACCTCTCTCAACCCTGCTGCTCTACTGTCTCTTCTCCACCTTCGTGTTCTACCAGCAACTGCACCTCAGAGATTTCCGCGGTCGAAGCAAGGTACTCGAGGCCGTCTTGGGGCTGTTTGCCTTCGCCGGGATGATCACCGGGCTGGGTTTCCTCGGCTACTACGGATGGGTCATCGCTTGGTGGGCTCCGATCATCCTCTTCGTCGCTGGTCTCGCCTTCCAGCTGGTCATGAACATCGTGGAACGAGCCGTCGGAGGGCTGACAATCAGCCTCGCCGGGTTTGTGGGGTGGCCGGTCTGTGCCTATTTCTTGTTCGCCTCCGTACCCGGTGGATGACATCTCGCCGGATACACCCTACGTTTGCGCGCGAACGCAAGCAGAGCGACTCATCACAGATTGACGTTCAGGACGTTGACCTGTAGCCCCATCTTCTCGCTCACCCGCTCCAGGTGGCTGCGCGCGACCTGTTCGGGACTCCCGGCCTCCTCGGTCATCGAGTACATTTTGTCCAGGTGCTTCAGCGCGTCCTGGCTGTCGTACATCTTCAGTTCCGGCCGGCCGTTGCTGTCGAACTTCAGCTCCTTGATCGCACCGAGGACGCCGCGGCGGCGGGCCTTCTCGAGGTTCACGACCGGCACGGCGATGTGAACACGGGCGAACCGAACGTCGCCCGCCGCGGCCGCCTGGCGCACGTCGTCGATCGATCGGCCCTCCTGATCCTCGGTCGGCTCGCGCACGAGCTGGTGGAGAAGACGCAGCTCCTCGGCCTCCTCCACATTCAGGCGCTCGATCGTCGCACCGGCCACGGAGCTCGTGATTTCGCTGGTCACCTTCCACTCGCTCCCGGGACGGTAGCTCACCAGGTGCTCTACCTCGATGTAGTCAAGGACATCCTCCGGCGTGGCCACGATTTGTTGGCTGAGCCGATGGCGTACCTCGGCGTGGCTCAACGTCTCTGCCTCGATCAGTGCGCGGATCGCCTTCTGTACGTGCGTTTTCTTCAGAAGCTCGCGGCCGTAGCTCGGATCGGAGAACCCGGCTTCGTCCGCGGCGCGCGTCGCAACGCCACTCTCGACGTAGTACTCCACGAAGCGACGCTGCTTCAGGCTTTTGCACGAGCTGAGTGCCTCCTCGCGCGCCTGGAGCGCAGCCGCGTCGGCATCAGGCCTGTCGGAGGAAGGAAGGATGTCAGTCATAAGTGGGCGGTCATAAGTGGGCGATGGTCGTGTTGCGGATCTTCTCAGCGTTTGCGCGCGAACGTGATCACGACGTGTGGTTGTGCTCGGCGTAGGTGTTGGCGTGCTCGATGATGGAGTGCATCCGGCCCTCCGGCCCGTACACGTGCATGAGGTAGCGGAGCGCCAAGAAATGCGAGCGGGGCACGTCGGCGTCGCGCGTGTCCTGACGGAGTCGCCAAAGCTGGGAGGGGCTAATGCCGAGGAGTCGCGCGATCTCGCGGCATTCGAGCGGGAGATCGGAGACCATATCGTCGAATTCGTCCGGTGGGGTGTCGATCACGCCGTCGGCCGTCTCGAAGCCGACCTCACGAGCATACTTCAGGGCCAGCAGATAGGACGGCCGAACCTGCTCGTCGTCCCACGTCTTCAGATTGTGCACGTGGCGGGGTTGCACGCCGAGGAGCCAGCCGATTTCCTGATCGGTGAGCGATCGCCCCTCGGCCTCCTCCAGCCGATCGCGTTCTTTCTGAAAGGCAGTGCGGTCATCTCTTTCTTCACCAAATCGCATACGCGAATGTGTTGTGGGTGGGGTGGGTGGAGATCGTGCATCTATCCGAACAGGTGCTCGATGCGGCGCCGATTCGGCTGCTCAGACGGCGTCCCGAGGAGATCCGTGACGCGGCGCCGTGGGGTGCCGTCGGTGTCGTCTGCGCCTGTGTCGCCCGTACGCGACCGACGGAATCCCATCTCCTCGAGGAGACGACCCGGCGCGCCGGCACTCGCGTCGCTGGTTGGCGTCGAGCCGTCCTCATCCGCTCGGGCTTCGATGTCGTCGCGCACCTGGCGGGCATACTCCCATAGGCGCTCAGCCCGTGTGCGGCGCTCCTCGGCGGTCTTGGCCTCATAGACGGCGCCCACCATGTCTTGCAGGCGCTCAACGGCGTCGAGGTTCATCTTCCCACGATCCTCAGCCCAGTCGAGCACGTACTGAACGTCTCGCGATCCGTAGACTGGGGGATGGACGAATAGCCCGGTCGCGTCCATCCAGAACTCGCGGCCGGCCGTGTCGTCCTTCCCGACGTCGGAGGCCGTCATGAAGAGGCGCCCGGTTCCGCCACTGAGATTCCGAATCAGGAAGTCGATCTTCCGGGCGTCGACGCCCACGAGCTCTTGCACCTGCTGCCCCAGGCGCGACGCGTACCTCGTGCCCTCCCGCAAGTCCAGGTCACGCTTCGCCTCGTAGGGCGGGACGATCTGCTCGCCTCTGAAGAAATCCCGGTTGGCGGCCGCGGCGACGGGGGCGAGTGCCGGAGACGTGAGGACCGCTTCGGGATGAATCGGGACGAGCCCCTTGAGGGCGCTGTCCTCGTAGCCCGCGAACGGACGGCTGCCCCCACGTTCTCCGTCGGTGGCCAGGTGCAACGCGCCGTCCAGACCGCGGACGAAGAGGCTGGAAATCAGCCCGTACTCGTACGTCTTGGGAACCCGTAGAACCTGCCACTCGCCGCCGGGTAGCGGAATCCGGAACGTATAGAAGAAGTCCTTCAGGTACGCAGGCTCCTGTCGCCACCGCTCAAGCTCGTCTTCGCCGCCGGCCATCGCGTTCCACGTGTAGACCGCGATGTCCGGAAGCACGGCTACGAGCATGATCCGGGCGGCGTACTTGGCGGCGCTCTTCTTCGCGCCCGTCTCGATCGCCGACCGGATGCCCTGTACGGCCGCATTCAGAAAGAGCAGGTAGCGATTTAGCTCCTTCACCACGGTCCCGCCGCGGGCGAAGTCGAGCAGGTCGCGCGTATCACGGGCCGCAAGCCGGCGGGCGTCGAACTCGTCGTAGCCTTGCTCCTGGTACCGCTCGTACGCGCGGCGGAAGTGCCCGAGGCGGGACGCGCTTTCTGCCTGCCGAACTCTCGTCGTATACCACTCCAGCGCGCCCGACGCGGCCTTTCGGATCCGGCCGAAGGTGGTGGTGACGTCGTCCGTCTCCGCGAGATCGTCGATGATGCGCCGCTGCTCCTCGTAGTAGCCCTCCCGACCGCTCCGATACCACCCGAAGTTTGCACCGCCCGCAGTCTGGAGGTTTTCCAGGTCCTCGGTGAACTGCTCGCGCCCCTCCTTCGTCGCGTACGTCAGCAGGTCCCACGGTTTGGCGCCTTCATCACTCTTGATCGCCACTTCCTGCGGGTCGCGTTGCAGCTGCCGAAGTACGAACGGCGGGGCATGCGTGATAAGCTCTCGGCTCGTCTGGATCGCGCGCTGTAGCCCCTCGACGGCGCCGCGGGCCCGATCGGGGCGTTCCACCTCCTTCCAGGTGTCGTACAGCTGGTCGTTGATCTGCCAGTACTCCCGCTCGCCATCCCGGTGGACGGTGATCGTCCGCTCGTCACCGGCCTTGGCCCGCCGGACGATGTGCCCGAGCTCCAGGACCTCCCCCTCGTACATGCCGCGATCGGAGCGGAAGGGCTCGACGAACGCCCGCTTCATACGGTTTGCCTCCGTCTCGTACACGACGGCGAAGGTCTGTCCCAACAACGAAGCAATGGGGTTCTCCAGGCGCCGCGTCGATCCCTTGAACCGGTACAGAATCTGCCGATCGCCGGTCAGTTTGCCAGTGGCGCGCCGGACGGCCGGGCTGACGCTCCCCATCACGAACGCCTCCTCGCGCCCCGGCACCCGGTTGAACGCCGCGTAGTACTGGTTCTCCTCCTTGATCTGCTGGTACTTTTGCTCCGTCAGCATCCCGGCGTCGACCATTCGCCGGAGGAGACCGTCGGCCCACGCGCGGTAGCGCTTGGCGGCCGTCTGCAACCGCTCGTAGCGCTCCGGGTCTTCCTGCAGGCGCTCCAGGAAGGTACGTGCAACCGTCTCGTCGCTCTGCGTGCCACCGCCCACGCCCGAAAGCCGGCTAATGCGGCGCTCTGCGTACTCCATCGCGCCCTCGGGGTCGCCGTCGTAGCCGAGCCGATCTTGTGCCTCTCGCACCTGCTCGCGGGCCTCTCGGAGCTCCCTACGCTTCTCTCGAAGGCGCTGACGGGATTGCTTTACGGCCTCCTTCTGCTGGCCGATCGAGCCGTCTCGGCGCCCTTGCTCGCGGTAGGCCCGCAGAATCGACTTCGCCTCCTCCACGCGCTTTTGCTGCGCCTCGATGTCCTCGACGAGCTCGGCGCGGAGATCCGGCCACGCGGCGATGATCTCGGCCGCGTCTCGGAGGTTCTGTCCCTTTTCGAGCACGCGTTCATTGATGAGAAGCGCGACGAGGGCGCGTAGGTCCTCCTGCAGTTCGCTTTTCGTGCTCCGAAGCAGGGGCTCGAAGATGGACGCGAAGCCCTCCAGCGGCTGGCCGTCGGGCCCACGCACCGGCTCGCCGTCGTAGGTCTGGAGGCCGCTTTTGATGTACGTCTCCACGACGCCATCGATGCCGTTGAACAGCTTGTGCAGGGCCCGGAAGTCCTCGTCCACCTCCAGCTCCTCCATCCCCTGCATCGCGCGGGCCAAATCCCACGCCTTGAACGTGACGCGCATCGACTCCCACACGCGTTGCCCCAACCGATCCCAGAACGTGTCCCCCACGCCCACCGGCTCGAAGAGGCCGCTGAACCGCTCCTTGATCCGCTCGACGAGAGAGGGTTCGTCAAATCCGAGCTCGACGTTCGCCGTCGTGGCGGCCGGGTCGCCCTCCTGTGCGGCCTGTGCCCACTGGCGCCAACGCCGGCCGAAGCGCTCTACGCCTTCGCGTGCGGACTCCGGCACGGCCTCCACGAAGCGCTCGTAGGTCCGTGGCGCTGCCTCGCGGGCCGCCTCCGGGTTGGCGGCGTATGCGCGTAGCCACTCGGCGAAGCCTTCTGCGCGGTTGTACGTGGCCGTGCCGCGTTCGCCGCTTGCGGTGCCGCTTCCGTGCTGGCTGAACGCCGGGATCAATTCCTCGTCGAGCGGGCTCGTCGACTCCCCCTCGTACGGGCCCAGTACGTCGTACCGATCATCGAGCGCGTGGGCGACCTCGTGAATCGCCGTGTCCACATCGTTCGGCCGGCGCTGCACCACGCTTGCGTCCGTCGGGTCGTACTGTCCGGCAACGCCGGCCTGGAGCTCTGCGCGCTGGATCGTGACGCCCGTGTCGCTCTGCAGGTCCTCCAGCATCACGCGGAAGTCGGCCACGTCCTCGCCGTCCTCGTCCCGGGGGTCGACCGGAATCCGGCCGTTCTCGTCTCCGTCGGTGCTGCCCTCTTCAACGCTTCCGCCGTCCTCGGCACGCATGGCGGCCGTGCGGCCCTCACGTGGCGTTTGCGTGCGAACATCGCCCTCCGATGCCTCCGACGGGGCCGGGTCGCTGGTCGATCGGGAACGCGGCGTGGCGGCCTGTCCCTCGGTCTGAAAGGGCGCAACCATGGACGGCTCGGGGTCGTCCGTGGTCGTCTCTTCCGGTGCGCCTTCGCCCTCCTCCTCGATGGCCTCCTGAATGGCCGCCTCGGCCCGGCGCTCGGTCAGTCGCTGCCCCGTCACCTGCTCGAACCGGTCGGCCAGCCGGTCGGACGTGCGCCGCTCCTGGGTGCGCGTGCCCATGTCACGGAGCGTGTCGGCCACCTCTTGGACGGACACCTCGCGGCCGACCTCCTGCGTGACCTCTTGGGCCACCTGGTCGATGGGCATTCCGTCCCGGCTCAGGAAACGCAGTCGGACGACCCCCTCGTCGGCCTGCACGTTCGATCCCACCACGTCCTCGTAGCTCTGCGTCTGCACGCGGCCGATGTCGCGGATGGCCTGCTCCACGTCGCTGGACGTATCCTGCGTCTCTTCCACGTCGCGCGCCTGGCGGTACGCGAGTGCGATTTCCGCCGGGTCCTCCGACGTGCGCGCCACCTCCTCCAGCACGTCCTTCTCGCTGCGGGGACGGCGCGACGGCCGTTGTGTTTGCGCGCGAACGTCTGCCTCTGCGCTCCTCTCACCGGTGGCATCCCCACGCGCATCGGACTCGGCCCCTGCCGGCGCCGTTTCAGGGCGTCCGGCTTCTGCCCGTTGGGCCTCCAGCACGGCCTCGGCCTCGCCTACGGCCTGCTCGGCAACCTTCACGTCACGCGCCGCACGTGCTACGTCGCGTTCCGCGTCGATCGGCGCGGCCTCTGCGGGGTCGGGGAGCTCGATCGGGTCGGCCGTCTCGCCGCGACGGGCCCGCTCGTCCTGGATCGCCGACTGCACCGCGGGGCTTTCCGTTTGCTCCTGGAGCGCCGCCAGTTCACCGGTGCTCGTCTCCTCGAGGACGGACGCGAGCCGCTGCCGGCGCTCCTCCAGCGCCGATTCGGCCGCTTGGTGGGCCTGCTCGGGATTCTCGCGCACCACGTCGGGCACAGAATCGGGCACGGACGTCGGCGACGTGCCTTCCTCTGGCCTTTGCGCGCGAACATCCGCGTCCGCATCGGGGTCGGCCTGCTCGACGGCACGAACGGCGTCCCGGAGCTCCGGCCGAACGTCCACCTCGGCAGGGTCGACGTCCGGGAGCTCGACGGCTGTGTCCGCGTCCTCCTCGCGGCCGGCACTGCGCTCCAAGTCAATTTCCTCCTGGACAACGGAGCTCGTCGTCTGCTCTCGGACGGACGCCAGCTCCTCCAGTGATGCAGTCGCAAGCTCGTCCGCGAGCCGTAGTCGTGCTGCCTCTGCGTCCGGACGAGCAGACGATTCGGTGGTCTCCGCTTCCGTGGCCACCGGACGAGTCGGCTCGGCACCTGGTGCTGCCTCCGTCGCTTCAGCGCGTTCGGCTTCCTCGACAGCCTGCACGGCCTCCCGGATCTCCGGGCGCACCGAGACGTCTTCGGGCACGACGTCGGGAAGCGGTGTGGCCATATCCACGTCCTCTCCTCGCCCAACGCGGCGTTCCATGTCAATTTCCTCCTGCACGGCGGGACTTGCCGTCTGCTGCCGGACGGCCGCCAGTTCTTCCGGTGTGGCCACCGCAAGAGCGTCGAACAGGCGCCGGCGTGCTGCCTGGACGGGCGACTCCGTCGATGCGGGTGTTTGAGCGCGAACGTCGCCGTCAGCCACTTCGCCCGTGGCGTCCGGCTCTCGGGTCTGCTCTCCCTGTGCCGAACCAGTTGGGCCTGTCTCGCCGCCTGTGCTCGGTGCTGCCGCGGGTGCTTGCCCCGTCGGCCCTTCCGGTCCAGTGGCCTGCGACGTGCCCGCTCGACCCCCACCGGCTGCACGTGCGACCGTGCTGGGGGCTCCAGCGATCGACGTCACGCCGCTGCCGGCACCGAAGCCAGCAAGGAACTGCTGAAACCAGCCGTCGCCAATCTCGCGCTCCGGGTCCCACCCCTGCTGTGCGGCCACGTCGGAGATGATCCCCTGAATAACCTCGGTCGTGCCCTCTCCGACTCCGGATTTCGCTGTCTCGCTTGCGTAGCGTCGGAGCTCCCGACCGATCGCACGCTCGGCGGCCTGCTGCGCCGCCTCGGGGAGATTCGCCTTGTCGAGAAGGCGACGCACGCCCTGCGAGACGCCCGCGGCACCGATCGCCTCGACGGCGCCGGCCCCCACACCGCCCGCGATGGCCAACGCCTTGTCCCGCGGCTCCACCGGACGACGTTCCCCCGTCTCCGGGTCGGTGGCGGCATCCCGGAGGCTCTGCCCGGCCTCCAGGACAGACCCGGCGAGCCACATCGCACCGATGCGACCGGCGGACGAGCCTCCGCCTCCGGCCAATGCGGTGAATCCGAGGCTGGGAACCGACTCTGCCCCGAGTTCGGCCGCAAGCTGCGCGGCGCCCGACGGGTCCTCGGCCGCGGCTTGACCAAAGCGCTCGACCTCTGTCGGCGTGCGCTCCTCGGGCTCGATGCCGGCGCGGCGCGCGCTCTCCCCACTCATCGTGAGGATGCCGAAGGGGTCCAGTTTGACGCGCTCTGTCGTCTCCTGGCGCGCCTCCTGCATCCGCTCGGCCGTCCGTGCGGCTCCGCGGCTACGAGGCTCCTGCCGGGCCTGCTCTGCCTGGTAGTCCGCCTCGATCTGCGAGAGTTGACGAGAGATCTCGTCGAACGACGTCTGCGCCTCCAGCTCCGACAGCCCCGCTCGCAGATTGTGGTATCCGCGCTGCACGGCGTTCCACAGGGCGCCCAGTGTGCCGGGCTCCTCGTCCGGCGGGTCGGTCTCTGAACGAGAGCCGGTCCCCGTACGCGCCGAGCCGGGGTGCTGCATCGCGGCTGCCGTACGGGTCGTATCTACGGGCACGGCCGAATCCGGCGTCGGGCCTCCAGCCTGCAGACGCTGGCGCGCTCGTGCGACTGGGTCGAGCTCTGTCGTGTCGGGCGCCGTGCCCTCGCGTGGCGTTTGCACGCGAACGTCGTCTTCGGCCGCCTGGCTTCCGTCCTGGAGCCGGCCGTTCTGGAGCCGGCGTCGTGCCCGGGCGACCGCGTCAAGGGAGTCGCCGTTGGGGTCGTCACGACTCTCCGTTCCTGTCCTGGATGTCGCTCCAGATGTTTGCGTGCGAACGGCGTCGCTCGGGCGGACGTCGAGCGACGCCCCGTCCGCGGCCGCCGTCGCGCCGTCCCCACCGGCGCGTGTCTGCACGATCGTCATGTACTCGTCTGGGGTGATCGCACGCATCTTCCTCGCCTCGCGGGCGAGCTCGACGGCGGCTTCGTCGTTCCCCTCACGGAGCGCAGTTTCGAGGGTGCGCCGAAGCTGTCCGGCGGCTCCGCCGAACGTGTGCTCTTGATTGGTGCGTCTCTGCGGTCGTGGCATGAATACGGGTCCTGGCGTGTAGCAGATATCGGAGCTCCTTCCGCTGCACCTGCTTGTGCCAGCCGTTTCGGGGGGCTCTTGCTACTGGCGCTCCCACTCCTGTTCCAGGCGCGTGAGCACCCTGTTCGCGACCTCCCTGGAAATCCGACCCGCCTCCAGCTGCTTCAGGACGAGGGAGTCGGCCTGTCGCGGGTCCATCGATCGGGCTTTTCGCAACGTGGCATCAACCGCTTCAGAGAGATCCGGTCGCCTGTCCCCTCCACCTTGTCCGTTTGAGCGTTGCGACGGTCGTGACTGTCGCGTATCGCTCTCGCGGTCCTGGATGCGCGACCGGATGCGCGCGTTTTTCGTCACCAGCTCGTCGATCTTCTCCTGCAGCCGATCGGCACGAGATTGAAGGCGATCCCGCTTCCGGTCGCTCTCACCGCTCGTATCGGTCGTGCTCAGGGATTCGAGCTCTTCCCGCGTGAGGGCCCACTGACGAGAAAGCTCGCTCATGGCGAAGCTGTTTTCCTTCAGCGTGCCGTAGAGCTCGTCGACGCTCCTCTCATCGTCCTCGTCCTCCTGGCTGGCCTCCTGCAGACGCCTCTCCCGCATCCGCCGTGTCTGGGCGTTCTTCTCCTCGATCTCCAGGGTGCGCCGCTCCTCCTCCGTCAGCGGCAGTCCCCGTTCCCACTTCGTGCGAGCCCGTTCGAGCTCGTCATTGAACTGCGCGCGCTCTTTCGCCTCTTCCGTCTGCTGTTCCTCCTGCTGCAGCGCCTGCGTAAACTCGCGTTCGTCGCGAAAGTCCTCCAACTGGGCTTCGTAGTTGGCCAAGGCCTCGCGGTTGCGGGTCTGGCGCTGCTCGCTCTGCACCTCCTGCCGGCGATCGCGAAAGGCCGCAAGCTCGTTCATAAACGCCTCTTGCCGTCGGATCCGGTTTTCGGCAAATCCCTCTGCCAGCGATGCCCCGGTGACGGCCAACTCGGGAACGTTCGCTAGCGCGCCGAGCCCCGACGTAGCCGCGCTGATCAGGGAAAGGATGCGATCTCGCTTCTGGGCGCCTTCGTTCAGCTCCGGACGCTCTTGGTTTAGGTCTGCCGCTTCAAGCGTCAGGCGTGGCGCCTGGCGACGTGATCCATCCCCCTCAGGGGTTGTGCTGCCAAAGGGTTCAAAAGCGCCCTGTGCGTCCCCAAACATAACCATGTTTGCGGCACGCGGTCGGCCCGGGTCCTCCAGTCGGAGCCGTTTCCGTGTTTTTGTGATCGGCATGAGTCTATGCAAATCAGTAGAGTCTGGTGTTTGTGCGCGAACGCTCCTCCGTCCGCTTCTACATCAAAAGCTGAGCCGGTTCGGGACAAGATCCTCGATCGGCGTCGTATCATGCGTCTCGGGTCCGAGAACACGAGCCTTCGACGGACCCGAGCCCCCACCGCCTCCAACTCCTCCAGTAAACGCAGACGCTACGCTGCCGGCCGCCCGCGAAAGCGCGCCCAGGATCTGTCCACGTCGACGGACCTTCTCTGCACGACGTCGCCAGTAGTTGTCGTCCTGCTGATCGAGGCCGCTGAGGAGGGCACCGAGACTGCGAAACTGCTCCCGCTGCTGACGACTGGCCGCCGATGAGAGAAGCTTCGACGTGCCCTCCGCCATCGCTCGGGTCCGGTTTCCCTGCTGGGCGATCTCAAACTGAGAGCCCGTCAGTCCTCGCGCGGCGGCCGAGGCCGAGTCTCGGTCTCGTCGATCCTCGATTCGCCGACGGAGCTCCGAGAGCCCCAACTGAAAACGATCGTCCTCGCTCGGATCCTGCTTCTGGGTGGATTGCTTCTCCAAGAACGACAGAACCCGCTTCCTACGGTCGCGAGTCGGTGCGTGCGGGATGTCCGCCCCGCTGAAAAGTCCAAAAAGAGCCATGATCTCGTGGCGCCTCTGGGGGCGCCGTCTGGTTGAAAAGGTGCGTTGAGCTCCGTCGCCGCACCTGTTTTCGTCGTGTGTCGCTCCGTAACATCGAGCCTCCACCTCTCTCCTCGCATACCGTGCAAAATCGGCGCGCACAGGCGCTGAGGGCTGGTTCTGTAGAGTCAGCAGAAAGGGAGCGCGGTCTCGTAGGCGTGCGTTTTCGTCGGTACCGGATGTCGGGGATTGTCGGGGTCTTGGGTCCGTTATCGCAGTGGACGTTTGGAGGCGCTAGCGGCCGTGTTGCCTCCTCGTCGTCGGGCCTTCAGGAGTGCGAGTCGGGCGTGAGGTCGGCATGTCGATCCTTCCAAAAACGGCGGTCAGAAGGGAGCATCCTCATCGCCGATCACGCTCAAATTCTCAAACCGGGCGAACTGCTCGACGAACGACAGGTGCACCTTCCCGGTCGGGCCGTTCCGCTGCTTCTCGACGAGGATTTCGGCGATGCCCTCCGTGGAGTTGCCGTTCTCGTCGGTCGTGATGTCGTACCGCTCCGCGCGGTAGATGAACGCGACCACGTCGGCGTCTTGCTCGATCGCCCCGGAGGCTCTGAGGTCCGACATTTTCGGCCGCGGGGGATTCCGCTGCTCGCACTTCCGGTTCAGCTGCGAGAGGGCGATCACGGGAAGGTCGAGCTCCTTCGCCAGCCCTTTGAGCGAGCGCGAGATGTGCGCGATCTCTTGCTCGCGCGTGTTGATGTTCGGGCCGCTCGACTGCATGAGCTGCAAGTAGTCGACGAGAATCAGGCCGATGTCGTGTTCGGCCTTCATCCGTCGGGCCTTCGCCCGCAGTTGCATCGGCGACAGTCCGGGCGTGTCGTCGATGAAGATTTCGGCCTTGCTGAGCTTGCCAGCGGCCCGGGACAGGCGTTGCCACTCGTCGTCGCTCATGCGGCCGGTGCGGGCCTTCTGGGCATCCACGCGGGCCTGACTCGTGAGAAGCCGTTGCATGAGCTGGCGGCCGCCCATCTCCAGGGAGAAAATCCCCACGCCTGTCGGACGCTTCCGGTGCATCGACGCGTTCAAGGCATTGGCGAGCGCGAAGCTCGTCTTCCCCATGCTCGGCCGGGCTGCGATCACGATCAGGTCCATGTCCTGCCAGCCGGCCGTCAGGTCGTCCAGGCGGCCAAAGCCGGAGGGGATGCCCGTGAGCCCGTCGGGACTGCCGTGGATGGACTCCAGGTGTTCGAGCGTCGAGTCGACGAGATCGCCGGAGCTCTCCGCTCGTCCCGATGCCAGCGACTGGCCGGCGCCGAAGATTGCGGACTCCGCTTCCTCCAGGAGCTCGAAGGCGTCGGTCTCCGGCTCGTACGCCTTGTGGTGGATCGTGCCGGCGTCCCGGGCGAGACATCGCTTCAGCGCGTGCTCGGCGAGGATGTGGGCGTGAACCTCGACGTTGGCCGTCGACGCGACCTCCGCCGTACACTCCGACACGTAGTACTGGGACACGCGGTCCGCCTCGCCGCGGCGCTCGATCTCGGTGTGGACGGTGACCATGTCCGCGGCCTCCCCGCGGTTGAAGAGCGTGCAGATCACATCCCACAGGATCGCATTCTTGCGGGCGTAGAACGGCTCGTCCACGCCGTCTAGGACGTCGATTGCCGTCGGGATCACCTCGTTGTCGAGGAGCGCCGCGCCCAGCACGGCGCGTTCAACCTCCAGGCTGTGCGGCGGGACGCGTGCGGTCTTCGGGCCGGAGCGCGACGATCGGCCGTTCTGCCGGCCGCTCATCTTCTCCAGCGGGTACGACGGCTCCTCTCGGTCGTCGACGTTCATGCGCTGCGGCTGCCCGTTCGGGGACTGTCCGTTCTCGGTCGTTCCGTTGTGCTGCGTTGAATCGGTCATGCGTCTGTTGGTCTGGATACAGGGGGGCGTGAGGGCACGGGTTCGCCTCGTCACGGCTCACGCAGTTTCCAGAGCGGTTTCCCCTCAGGTTGGTCCACGGGCTCGAACATCTCCTCGATCGGCGTCGAACGGCCCCGCTGCTTCCACACCTCCAGCATCTCGGCGTACGTCATCAGATCGTCCGGGCCGGGGTCTCGGACGTGGCAGCGACCGTTCTCTGCACGCCGCTGTTGCTTCTCGCGGTACCGGTCGCGCTCCTGCCGGTACTTCTCCAGGAGCACACCGAGGTTTAGTCGTCCCGTGCATCCCGTCGCGTCCTTCTGGAGGACCCGACTGAAGAGGCAGACGTCGTCGATCGCCCCACGCTTGGCCCACTCGTACAGGGTCTGCTCGGTCTGTTGGCGAAGCGGGGGCGCCGCCGACGTGTTGCGCCATGCCTTCACCAGGGCCTCGAACCGCTCGGCAACCGGGTCGTCCTCGCTTTCGCTCTCGTCGAGCTCGGGCGGGGCAGAGTCTGCGCCGTCGCCGCGCTGGTTGGCATCGAGGTCGGATTGGAAGTCCTCCACGAGCTCAGACATCGCGCGCGCCCCTCTCTCTTTATCTTTCTTCTTATCTGTATTTAAGGAGGTAGCATGGGTGCCACCTACCCCCTGGTTGGTCTTTTCGCGCGCGTTTCCGTCCTCATCGCCGTCAGAAGGCGATTTTGGGGCAGAATCGCCTGTTTTTCCGCCTTTGGGGGTAGGGTGCATGGGTGGAACCTTCCCATGTGCATCGGTGCCACCTACCCCCCCCTCGTCCTCAGGCGTGATTTCGCGAAGCCCATCGACCGGCACGCGGTACGCGTTGTAGGTCGCACCGGGCTGTTTTTCGCCGTCGCTCGGTGGCGGAATGTACTCCACCTCGAGCGTATATCCCTTCGGGAGCGATTGGCCGGTTCCTTTGACCACGCGCCGTGCGACTGGAGGCGGAAGGCGCACCCGGTCGCCCAGTCGACACCGTCCGTGCTTGCCAGAGAGGATCCAGAACGCGTTGCACACCTTTTTGCCGTCTACGCGATTCCGGGCAATGATGAGCACGAGGCCTGCATCCTGTAGCTTCCGGACGGCGCGCCTTGCTGTGCTGGCTGACTTGCCCATTTCCTCACCAAGAGTTTGCCACTTGGCGTAGCAGACTGGCGCTCCATCGGAGGCGGCCCGATTTGCCAGACAGCAAAGCGACCAGTACGCCAGTGCGGGAGAGGATCCCAAGTCGACTGCACGTTCCTTGAGTGCATCCTTTGTGCGACTGAAGCCTCCTTCGCTGTAATCGACGGACTCGCCTCGAACTACTTGCTGGTCGGATTGAGACTGGTCATGCGTCGAGGATCCCGCCGGTGGTTCTGCGATCGATAGCTGTCTCATTGCCGGCCGCCCTCCCGGCCTCCGCCGGCGTTCTCGACGACCAAAAGCACTGCGCGGGTGGTCCCGCGGAGCTCCGGACATTTCAGAAGAAGCAGAAGTAAAGCCTGGGCGTACCGGAAGTGGTTGGGCGGATCGCTGTCCGTCCGTGAGCTGTCGGTGGGTCCATCGTCTGGACCATCTGAAGCGATCCGGGTCGGCCGCCGCTCGAGGTCGCGGCCAGGCCGGTGATGAGACTTGCGAACATCGGTGCTGCTTGGTAGTTTTCTCATTGTCGGTCTGGAAATCGACTTGCGGGGTGCCCTGAGTTTTGCGGCTCGAGGGGCACCCCTTTTTTTGTGGGTTATGCAGGTTGCAGCTCTTTCGACTGCCCCTCTCTGGCCTGCCGCTTCACGGCATCCCGCTCCACGAGCCAGATTCCTCCCACCTTACGGGCCCCTTCGATCTCACCTCGACCGGCCTTCCGATAGAAGGTCTCCAATCGAATGTCGAGCTCGGCGGCGGTCTGCTGCGCCGTGAGGACAGGAAGGTCTTCGTTCGGAAGGTCTTCGTTCGTCTGGTCGGCCATGGGAGGTCTCAGAAAGTGAGAGGCAAACGAAAAAAGGGTGCTCCCACACGCGCGGTCAGCACGTGCAGAGAGCACCCAGTGTCCAAGTCCTGCGGGCGAGGGGCCCGAGGAAGCAAGCTCGAATGTTGGAGAATCGACGCATGGTAGTGCAGGACGAACCGTAAAGCGGGCTCGCTCCTTCGCTGCACTCCAACGTCTGGACGCAATCGCGTCCGGCAATGTCATCCATCATACGGCGTAGTCCGCGTGAAGATCACGGAACGGCCGCCGCTACGGGCTTACCAGTAAATCAAGTTTGTCAAGAGGATTGACAAACTTTGTTTACCGCCGTATAATGATGGCGCTGGTCGTCACGCTGAGCGCTGGTTTGGAAGGTCACGCAGCTCAGCACGACTTGGGCCCGTCTCGGCGCTGCCGGGGCGGGCTTTTTCTTTTCGCCACCCGGCAGAAGGTCACACAATTGTGATCTACAGTATAGGTGCTGTCGGGGGTCGATGCAACCCGAAGATTAACAGGGAAAACCGGCGTTTGACGCGTCTGAAGGCTGATTTGGGCCCGCAAACATAACGGAAATACCACCTCACAGCACGGCTCGAAGCACAGTCAAGTTCTACACGGTCAGTCGTACTGACCGTCGGCTCGTCGCACCTGGCGCGTCGAGAGTTCGCCGGCCGACCGCCACTCCGACCGACTCACGTACGTCGTTCGCGTGTCGCCGTCTGCCTTGGGCTTGCCCGTCACGTCCCGCTTCGGGATGTCGTAGCGGTTCAGCCGGCGGTACACCGTGCGTGTGCTCACCTCCTCCTCTTCAGCCAGTTTGCGCACGGGCACGAGGTCGCGCTCGCTCGGCGTCACGAGACCGCGACGCTCGAGCTCGTCGACGACGTAGTCCGCTAGGGTTCGCAGCTCTTTGTCTGTCATCAGCGTTTGCGCGCGAACAAAACTGGGGGTGTGGTTAGTCGTACTGACCGTCGGCTCGTCGCACCTGGCGCGTGGAGAGTTCGCCAGCCGACCGCCACTCCGACCGGCTCACGTACGTCGTCCGCGTGTCCCCCTCGGGTTTGGGCTTGCCCGTCACGTCCCGCTTCGGGATGTCGTAGCGGTTCAGCCGGCGGTACACCGTGCTGCGGCTCACATCCTCCTCTTCAGCCAGTTTGCGCACGGGCACGAGGTCGCGCTCGCGCGGCGTCACGAGGCCGCGATGCTCGAGCTCGTCGACGACGTAGTCCGCTAGGGTCCGCAGCTCTTCGTCTGTCATCAGCTGTCACCAGCGTTTGCGCGCGAAAAATGGTGAGTCGAGGTCTCAATCAGTTCCCGTTTCACTCACGGTCGGCCTTTTCGTCCGGACGTAGAGGTTGCCGAAACACGTAGAGTCCTATCCCCACGAGGACCGAGGACAACAGGAGCTCGAAGGTTGCCTGGCGGAAATTGATGGCCCCGGAGCAGAGAACGCCGATCTCGTCATCCTCGAATCCAGCGTCTCGGCACGTCTCCTCGTGCGTCGGCATGTTGAAGAGCATGACGTAGCCGATGGACCGGTCGATGATTCGGTTGTTCGTCGTGTAGTAGTACTCTGCCTCGTACGGAACGTATACGCCGACCACTGCGATCAGCGTAATGCCGATGATTCCCACGATGCGCTCCATCATCACGTAGTGTCAGCGGTTGTCTTGCGTCTTCCGTCGAAGATCGAAGCGTCTGACGTTCACCTTAACTCCGTTCTCCACGGCCGCCTCGGTTTGTTCGTACACCTTCTCCGATGCGTCCTCGTCGATGAATGCCTCCCCGCAGATGTCGCACACGTCGGCGGGCACCTCCTTGACGACGATCGTGGCTTCGCCCCGCTCCATCGTGAGGGTCGTCGTGCCTTCCCGCAGCGTGCCCACGGGACACATGGGGCACTGTGCGCTGTCAGTCGCTTCGCCTCTGTCGAGCGTCATCGGTTCAGTGGCAAGGGTCAATTGAGCAATGCGACCAGGCCGGTCGGCCCGGCTTCGCTCACGGCCTCCGTCCCCAGGGCCATCACGAACACACCCTTCGACGTGTAGCCCGTCTCCGTGGGACGCAGACAGATCGGCACGATCGGTGACCGATACAGGAACGCGTACGTGAGGAACGGAATGTCGTCCAGTCGGAGCGGGGGCGTCGGTGCGTCCATCGGTCTCATCGGGTCCAGCTCATCGGGTCGTCAAGGCTCATGGCTGCGTCCGTCACGCAGCCTGCGGTTTGGGATGCGTGTAGTGCTGCACGGCCGAGTCGACGTCGGCAGTCACAGCCACGTTCATCAGCTCCTCCAGGTGAACGCTCACGCTCTCCGGGAAGGACGGAGCCCCGCAGAGGTCGCACACGAGCGCCGGCACGTCCTTCACCACGAGGACAGTGTCTCCATCCTCCAGCGTGCGGGTCACGGTCCCGAGCTCCATCGTCCCTTCTGGGCAATGGAAGCACGGTGTGCCCTCCAGGTCCTCAACGTCATGTAGGGCCTCCTTCAGTTCTCGCTTTTCCATGTGTTTTCAGTGCTCTTCCATTCAGGTTTCCACTTGAAGCCTTCCGTCCACTTGTCCGGGTCGGGCTCGTAGATCGTGATGATCCACGTAACCTCTCGATCCTCGTCATCCGCCGCCACCACGTGCACCGGTCGACCGTCGATCCACCCCAGCACGAGATAGCTCGGAAACGGGCGGTCCTCGGGGTAGCGGCGTAGAACGGTCCCGTTGGCAAGTACGGCCCGTACCTCGGGGGCCGACACGCCTACAGCCCGCCGTTTTTCTTCACCATGGTCGGTGTATACAATCCGGTCGAGCATCTACGCCGTCTCTGCATCTGCAACTGAATCGAACACGTCAGCGGCGGCCTGCTCACCGATCTTCCCCGCAAGCTGTCGCTCGAAGATGCGGTGGTTCTTGTCGATCTTCGTTGTTTCGATCTCTCCCTTTTCAATCCAGCGGTAGATCTGCCGACGGCTCATGTTGAGCGCAGCAGCAACCTGCTTCGGTGTGAGTGCGGCGGGTCGCTTCATTTGTGCGGGCATCGGTTGACTGGTCGCTGTTCGGTGCCTGTGCATGATACGGTATGACAGCGATAGACGAAAGTTTCCTCTTTTTCGGAACACTGTCATACACAGGCGTATAAGGTCACGCAAATAGAAAAAGCCCACCCGGTCGCATTCTTGTCGGAAGGGACCGAGCGGGCTTGGATTGCTCACTGAAACCAGCAAGCACATGACCAACTCTGAGAAAGCAGCACTTGTTCAGCAACACGATTCCCCGAACTGGGCCCGTATCAAGTCGCTCGTCAGCGACGGCATGGACTGGGACACGGCCGAACACGTTGACGAGCTGGAGCGCCGTGAAGCCGTCCTCACGCAGCTGGGCGCCGCGGGTGAGCTCTCGGCCGACCAGCGGGACGAGCTCGATACGATCCAGACCGAACTCCTGGAGCTCGTCGGCAGCCCGCACGAGACGTTCGTGGGCACGACCTTCGTCGGCGACGGAGCCACGTCCGGCGATGGGGCACCGCCGGCGCTCGACGTGGAGGACACGACCTCGGAGCCTACTCGCATGACGTCCGACGAGTTGGAGGACCTACGGGACGAGCAACGACGGGCGCAGCGCCTCGCGTGCGACTTCCTCAACCGGCATGCGGACACGGGCGATGAAGCCGCGCTCCGGATCGCACAGCGGTACGCCTCGGAGGCCGGTCGCATCGAGGAGCGGATCGACGACGGATTCGTCCAGGCCATTCGCGGCCGCGTCCCGTCGGTGTAGCCCACCCCTACCCCGAGTCCGTCCCGTCCGGGTGGTCGTCGCCACTCGGGCGGGGCTCCCTAACACGACCTCACATTTCAGCCTCCCACGACCCATGAACAGCAACGGCACCCATCGTCTCACGCGCGCCCCACAACCGCTCTCGCCCGGCATTTGTCCGAAGTGTGCGGGGGACGGCCGTCGCGAGTGCTCCACGCCCTTCGGGACTCACGTGCATGTGTGCCCTGTGTGCGACGGCACGGGCCGCGTCGACGCCCGCACGGCCGTAGAGCACCGGCAGCCCGATCGTCGCCTCGCACGTTCGTAGCACCACACCCGGCCTCCGGAGCCGGGTCGTGCCTCTCGCCTGGAGTTGGCGATTCGTCGTCGCCGTTGGGCCTGGAGACACGGCCGGGTCCCTCGGCCTGACTGACTGTCCACTCCACTCCACCATTCCACCTGCATCCATGTCGACCTCCATCGACGTGGGGCGCGTCACCGAGCTGCATGAGCACGCCGAGCGGTGGGCGCTCACCGCGATCCGTGCGGGTCTCACCCCCTCGTACGCGTGGCCGAAAGCGCTGTCCAGCGTCCGCATGTGCATTCGCCGCGGCGCCTCACGTCTCGTCATCCCCAGCAAGCTCGTTGGCGTCAAGCCCCACCAGCACACGATTCGCGCGCCTCCCCCGATCGTCCTACGCGCGGCGTGAATGTTGCCCTTTTGTCCACCTTCGACGACTGACGTGCTCCGGCCGCGACGTCGGGCACAGCGGCCCGGCTCGTTCGAGCCGCTGTCCCGGGCGCCGCTTGCCCGAACGCAGAAAACCCCGGCCGTGTCCGTAGCACGGCCGGGGTCTCGACGACTCTAACGCAAACCACCCGAGTCACTATGATCAACGGAAATGAAATCCCCAGTGTTACGAACGCTGAAAAAGGCCCAGACGTCCCCCAAGACATCACCGAATGGGCTGCGCTCTACAGCGACCTGCTGCACGACGTCGATGAAGACGATGCCGAGCCAGAGAACTACCTGTGGGCTCCCCGGGAAGGGAGTCCTATCCAGCTGCGGCTGGTCTACTACTCCGAGTGGGAGGAGTACCGCGGCTCTGACGATAGCACGCGCGAGGTGATGGTGAATCGCGAGGTCGTCACCGAGGATGAGGGTGTGGCCCGCACTCCGACGCGGATGATTCGTCATACGTGCGACATCACCGGGCGGACATTCCTGACGGGGATCATGGCCCCGGTGCCCGCACTGTGCTACACGCCCGTGGCCAGCGACGGCCGCGAGCACGAGGAGGTCCAGTTCTTCATTCATCCTCGTATCGCTGCTGGCGGACCCGAACGGATACGAGGTGCCCTGCGCCAAAAAATCCGCACGGAACGCGAGCAGGCTGCAGCTCTTCTGCTGAATGCGCACGAGATGGAGCAGGCCCTCGATCGGGACATGTCTGCGACCTGGCCCGACTACTGGGTGGCAGACGACGGCGACAGCTCGTGATGACCGTTTGCGCGCAAACGCGAACAGTCGCCCGTCTCGGCATCGGCCGGGGCGGGCGTGTTCATTCTACGTCATCTCCAGTGTTCGCGCGAACATTCCAACCAACGTACGGCGCCCGCCAGCGGAGCCCGGACGAAGCCTGTCCGGGTTTGGGGCGGGCGCCTGTCGGTGCAGCCAAAAAGAGTCGGAAGCCCCCGATAGATGATCGCCGAGAGGGGGGGCTACAGCGAAATGACCGGGGGCTTTTCATCGCATCGACCGCGAGCAGCTACATTGAGAAGGGAGCGTATCAAGTCGCCACATAATGGAGTGTGGCAAGGTCGGTAGAACTGCCGACCGTTCCCCCGAAGTTTGGGTAACCACTAGCGATAGGACTAACTCGATGTCCTTTCTCGATGTAATTCTTTCGTTTGCAGAAGTAACGACAGCCTTGGGGATTTCGCTTGCGCTCATGTACTGGGCCTACGCGAAGTATGATGCTCCCGATCGACACGGTAGGGTGCTCATCTATGGCACCATTGGCATCCTGTTCGTCGCTGTTTTGGCAGCGACAGCAGTCCTGATGGGTGCGTAGCCAAGGTTAACGAATACGCCTCGGTTTCGGCCGGGGCGGGCGTTTTGAATGAGCTATGCATCACGCGATTTCCAGGCGCTCGGCCTCCGTTTCCATCTCCTTCCCGCTGAAGACGTGTCGCATGACGCCGCGGTACTTCGGGTTCTTCAGGATGTACGAGACGGTCGACGCGTGCCAGTCCCCGCCGCGCCGCGTGGGAATGCCGTCGTCGTTCAACCCTTCGGCGATCGCTCGTAGCGACTCGCCGGCGTCCCGCTCGCGGAAGATCCGCCGGACGATCGGTGCGGTGTCCGGGTCCTCCACGAGCTCGCCGTCCTCGCTCTTCCGGTAGCCGTACGGCACCGATCCGCACGCGTGGCCCCCGCGCTCGGCCTTCGATCGGCGCCCCTCGGTGGTGCGTTCGGTGATCACGTTGCGCTCGAACTCGCTGAACGATCCAAGCATCTGGAGGAAGAGCCGCCCCGACGCAGTCGACGTGTCGAACTGCTCGGTGACGGAGACGAAGCGGATTTCGTTCGGCTCCAGACGCCGGTCCAGAATCGTGAGGAGATCCCGCAGGCTGCGAGACAGCCGATCGGCCTTGTAGACGACCACGCCCGCGACGTCTCCGTCCTCGACGGCCGCCAGCATCGACATGAGCCCGTCCCGGTCCATCGTCCCACCGGAGACGCCCGGGTCTTCGTACCATTCCAGGTCCTCCACGTCGTGCAGGTCGGCCCATTGTCGGATCTTCTCGCGCTGGGTACCGAGGCCGTGGCCTTCGGCCTGCTCACGAGTGGAGACGCGGGTGTAGGCAGCGAACGTCGGCATGGCTGCGGGGCGGTTTTCGGTCGGATCGGACGGGCCGTACAACGTGGCGAAGCCTGTACAAACTTTCAAGAATGTTTGTACAACCCCGAAACGCCCCTGCGGACATTGTGCGGTGGATGTGCACCCCGTCAGATCGCATCCGCTCTCGCTCGATTCGTCGCACCACACCCCTTCGGGGCGGAATCTTTCGGCTCTGAGCGGACGTGGGTTCGGCGGGCTGTCCGTCCACCCAGTCGTTGGCACGGGAATACGCGTTCCAGCGCTTCCCCTGTGCCCCGGCCCGTCCACTCCGACAGGCTCCGTGCACGTGCAGACGTGGGGCACAGCCGCGCTTCCACACATCATGTCGGAATCCTCGTCCACTCCCTGGGCCGGGCCACCGGCCGGGGTGCCGTTTGCGTGTAGGGGCAGCCGCAAGGCCCGGCGCCGCGCTACGTGGCGCACCAGGGACGACGCTGCTCACGGGCTGTTGGGCGCGTGTGGTCGGGTTCGCATCGTCGCCCCGGCCTCGGCACCTCCGCGCGGTCGGTCGGTCCTCGTTCGCGTTGGGGGCCGGCAGCCGGGGCGCGTCGCTCCGTGCGGAAGCCGCATCGCGCGGTCGACGGACCTCCCGCGCCTGCTTCCTCCCCGCGTCGCTCATGCGCCCCGGACGCCTCCAGGCGTGTCCGGCCGTCCTGAACGTCGCCCGCCGATCGTGCCCCGATCGCTGGCAGCCGCCTGGTCGTCGCTCCGATCCGCACCGGAGGGGCCGGGTCGCGGGTGAGCCCCTGCCGGTGCGGATCTGCGCTTCTCATGCTCCACACATCTTGACGCCGTGGCGAGCTCGTCCCGACGTTGCATCCTCTCGTCTCGCCTACCTACCTACCTATCTGCACAATGCCGACGCGCCCGGACGTGGATGCCCTCGTGATTGCCGTGCAGAACCCGAAGGGCGGGTGCGGGAAAACCACGATCGCGGTGAACCTCGCCCGCGCGATCCAGCTCGACGGATACGAGACGGTGATCCTGGACACCGACACGCAGGGCAGCGCCCGCGACTGGCGAGCTCGAAGCCCGGCCGACTATGACGGCCCCCGCGTCGAGCGCGCGACGAATGCGGGCCAGCTCGGGATTCTCGTGGAGCGTCACGCGGCCGGCGTCGACGCGGTGGTGATTGACGGGTCCGCCCGGCTCGGAACGCACACCGGCGCTGTGGCCGCGGTGGCCGACGTGCTCCTCATCCCCGTGCAGCCGTCGGCATTGGATCTGTGGGGCACCGTCGAGTTCATGGACACCGTGCAGACGGCCGCGGACGAGGGCACCATCCGCCCGGCCTTCGTGGCAAGCCGGCGCGACCCGCGGACGGCCCTCGCGAAGCAGATTGCCGACGTGCTCGACGTCTACGGCTTTCCGGTGCTCGACGGCACCGCGCAGCGCGTGGCGTACGCCTACGCGGTCCAGGACGGCCGTACGGTCCTCGACGGGTACGACGACAAGGCCGCGGCCGAAGTCCGGCAGCTCCTTCAGGACACCGCGCAGATCGCCGCTCAGTAACCGCTCACGTACCTACCTACATACCTATGTCAGACACCGGACTCGGGGACGCTCTTCGATCGAAGAAGCAGCAGCGGGCCGCTCAGGGCTCGGACGACGCGCAAGGCGCAGCCGCTCCGCTCGACTGGACGGACGTGGGGCGCGTGGCCGAAGAGCGGGACGCGGACGAGAAGCCCCGCCGGAAACAGACGAACATCGACCTGCCGGACGAGCTGAAGCGCCGGTTCAAGGCACACGTCCAGGCGGAAGGGCTCCAGATGCGATTCGTCCTCGAGGATCTGATTCGGCTGTACCTGGACCGCACGGCGTAGGTAGGTACCTACCTATGTGAGAACACGGCCTGCGATTGCATCACGGCTCAAGCTCGCGACGGAGGTGCGCCTCGACGCGCTCACAGATGCGGCTCAGCTCGGACCGCGATCCGCTGATGCCGTCGATCTCTGCGGCGATGGTAGGGAGCGAATTCCATCCGTGCTCCTGCCGTAGCACGTAAAGAGTGACGTGACGCGGATCACCGGGGTAGGACAGGAGCGCCTGCTTCAGCTTGCGAGCAGCATCTTCTTCGTCGAGACCGGCGTCGGGACGCATAGGCGGCGGCTTACGTGAGCGGAACGGACTCTCTTGCAGCCGCCGACCCGGCGATTGTTCGGCCGTCAGTACAGCGTATCATCGATGCGCGGTCGACCCCCGGTTCCCAAATCGTATGCGTCGAGGATGTTGCTCACGCCACGCTCCACGGATGGGCGGATCGACCGCACGACGATCGGCGGGAGCTCGGTCGTGGCCTCGACGCCTATCGACCGGAGCCCGAACGCATCATCCTCGTCCTGCTTGAGCCAATGCCTCGCCATGTTCGTGGCCAAGGTGGTGAGCTCCTGTTCGGTGTCCGTCTGCCGCTCCAGTGCGTCGAGAAAAAGCCCCTTGAGCGACGATGTGGGCCCGATCAACTGATCCTCGAGGACGGCACGGACGTCGGGTGTGAGCTCCCGATCGGGATGGTCGATGTCGCGAAGGAGAGCGTCCACCATCCGATCCGCGACGTCGTCGGGCTCGTCCGCCATCACAGCGTAGGTGTGCCCTCGTATCCACTGCCGAACGGTGCGGGGGCTCGAATCAGCCATCATCACACGGACGGTTTTCGAGGATTGCCAAAAATTGCCCAGAGGGATTGTCGCCAGGTGTGAAGCCCTCTACAACGAGCGCATTCGCACCGGCCGGGCCCGCCTTCTCCTTCGCGCGCTGTACGAGGCGCTTATTCGGCGTGGCTACATTTCCGCTCTGCGCATCGATAATACCCACCTCCTGGAAAGAGCACGGCACCGAGCTCGTGTCGTTGTAGACGCTCACCTCGGAGGCCGGCACCGGCTCCAGGTCGACCGGCGCGTTGGAGAGCCGCGTCATGTCCGTGGTGATGCACGCCGTGAGAAGGCCAGCGAAGACGAGAAGTACAGCAAGGCGAGTCATCGGTCTACGAGTTGATTGGAAGACTTGCACATGCACCACGACACGGCCGCGCCAGTCGTTACCGCATGGCTTCCTTCAGCCCCTGCTCGGCATCGGCCTTGACGAGCCGGTAGATCGGGGGCGGGAGCTCGGTGGTTGCCGTGATCCCGGCGTCTCTAACCCCCTGGGGCGCGTGGCCCTCGATCCACTGCCGGGCCAACGATCGACACTGCGCGTTCGTGGGCTGCGCACCTGGCATCGCAGGCTTCAAGACATCGCGAATGATCTGTGCGACGCTCCCACTGGGGCCGCTCACCGCGTCCTCCAGCGCCTCCCGCACGGCGGGCGTGAGGGTTGCGTCTGCCAGCTCGAAGCGGTCCATCCGCTTTAGAATGAGCTCCGCAAGACAATCGGCCGTGTCCTCATTCGGCACGTACGTCAGACACCATCCGCGCATCCAGGAGCGAACGGTTTTTGGATCGTTGTCAGGCATTGCGGAAGAATTGGTTGCGTTCGAGTTCGAGGCGCAGACGATCGAGGGAGATGTCCCACGTGGCACTAAACGACTGGTCGAGCGACTGCACTCCACCGCCCATCAGGTTCGGCGCCTGGTCAAGCGGAGCAACCACCTCGCCGGCATGAATCATCGCCAGGGTGTCCCGCTTGACGAAACCGCCGCTGTCGAGGCTCGGAATCACCCGGCCAATCACGTTCCCGAAATTGGCCCCGAAACTCGCCTGTCCAAACCCCGGAATCAGGCTCATGACGGTCGCCAGCACCGCAGCTTCAGCGACGGCCGACGCTAGACGGGACACGACGCGGCTTAGAATGCGAGTGACCGCCTTTCCGAACTGCTTGAAGCGTTCTTTCACCGACACGATCTCGTCCCCGAAGGTCGTGAAGGAGCTGACGAGAGCGCCGACGCTGTCACCGAGGATGCGGCCTGTCAGCGATCCCACCTTCGCGAGACGTTTGTAGCTGTCTTTGATCCGGCGCAAGCGTTGACTCAGCCGTTTCGACTGCTCTCGGAGGCTGCCGACCGACGTGGAGCCGGGCCGGAACGTGCCGCCCTGTGTGGGCCCAACCTCTTGCGTGGCATCCGCGCCCTCGGGCGCGGCGGGGTCGGCGCGCATCGAGCGGAAGTCGATGTCTCCGAACAGCCGGTCAATGGTCTTCTGAAGCTGACTGAACTGATCGATTGGGATCTCGGACGTGAGGTTCGCCAACCGTTTCTGCACTTCCTTCAGCTTCTTCACCCAGATGTCCAGCATGGGCGGCACCTCGCCCGTCTTCGCCTGGAGGGCCGTGAGGGCGTCCACACCTTGCATCCGTGCATCCACGAGCGCCTGCAGGAACTCCGTGCGAGTCGTCACACCCAGTTCCTTGAACTTGATGCGGGCCTGTTCGATCTGCCGCGTGATCTCCTTCAGCTTGTCGGGAGCCACGAGCGTTTCGGGGCCGATCGTGAGCTCGCCCGACTGGATGCGCTCCAGGATTCTCGACACCTGCGATTGGGGCACCTCGACACCTGCGACCGTCTGCCCGCCAAACCCGAGTCCTTGGAAGATGTCAATCATCTCTTTGCGGACGCCGGCGAACGGGTCCTCTTTGCCAAACAGCTGAATCAGGCCTGGTAGCTTTGCGATCCCCTGAATCGAGCTGATAAGCACGCCAAGCCCACGGGAGACGAGACCGAACGCCTTGATCGTCTCAACCATCGCCTCTACGAGCCCAACCGTCACCGAGCTCAAGGTGGGCAGATTCTTCTCAGTGAATGTCCGGAGCTCAGGAATCACGTCCCGCAGTTTCTCCGCCAGGGCCACACCGGCCGGGATGATCGTCGACCGAATGACCGGCTCGAACTCATCCACGAACTGAGCGCCGACGCTGCGGAACCGCTGCTTCAGGAGGCTCAAGTCCTGCCGGAGATCGGCGTCACCGAACTGGTTGGCGAGCTTCGTCGCGGCCGCGGCGAGCCCACCGGCCGACCCGAGGGCCACGGCCGACGCCGTGAGGGCCGCTCCGAGCGCCTGAACCTTCGGAGACAGGCCGCCGATGAAGCTAATGGTTTCGCCCACTTCGTCGAGCTCGCCGGGCAGCCGTAGCCCTCCACTCCGTCCACGACTGGACCCACCGCCGATGCGATCGCGGTCGACGTCCGTGTGGATGTCGATCGTACGGTTGTCCAAACGATCAATCTGGTCCTCGATCGCCTCGAATTTGTCGCTCACCCGCTGCAGCGCGACGCGCATCCGTCGCGTGTCGAAGCCGTCGACACGGCTCTGTAGGTCCTCGATCGAGTCCTCGCCGGCCTCCATGGCCGTGACCAGGTTCTCGCCAGCGCGCAAGGCTTCATCGCCCAAGTCCTCGACGTCGCCAGCGAGCTTCTTCATGTCCCTCCGCACCTTACGGAGCCCCTTCGTCGTGAACTTGTACTGTAGCGATTCGGAGACGTCGGCCATGAGGCTATGAAGTCAGTGAAACAGGCGTGCGTGTACTGCGGGGGCAGAGATCACCACGAGCGGCCGTTGAGCCGGCGGACACGCTCGGCTGCGCTCATCTCTTCCATCGGCCGGTCGGTGTCGGACGAGCTCGTGTCGCCAGTGCTCGACGTCGACCCGTGTCGGGGCTGATTCAGCGCCTTCGCGCGCTCTTCTGTGCTCATGCTCTCCATGCCGCCGCCGGCCTCGTCCTCGTTCGTGTCCTCGTCTTCGGAGCGGATGCGCCCCTCGACCGGGGCACGAATCCAATCCTTGTAGTCGCGGTCGCTCAGTCGGTCCAACACATCCTTGAGATCCCGGTACTCATCCCTCGTGTAGATCCGCTGTCCATCCTCAGTACGGCCGTGCTCGGTCTGGAAACTGATGTCTTGCTTTGCCATGACTCTGCGGGGTTGCGTGAAAGAAAACTGCGGGCCTACGCGGCCACCGATGCGCGCACGTCCTTCAGGTGGGCCTCCGCGTCGGTAAAGTCGACGTCGGACACGTGGAGATCGGTCAGGCGAACGGTGAGCGGGCTCGGCAGTCGGGTCGGATTCTGACGCCACTCGTTGTGAAGGGGCGTCACCTTCTGCTTGAGCTCCTGCAGGCGCTCGTGAGCCTCTCGCAGCTGCTCCAGCGCGTCGAGGGCGTCGTCCACAGCATCGGCCGCTTCGGCATCCGCCTGCTTCTGAAACGTCGACAGCGCGGTGGTCTTCGCCTTCTGCACGCGGTCCTCGAGCTTCGAGACGACGCGCTTCGCCGTCTCGATTTCGTCCTCGAGCTCATCGGCCCGCTCCCGCTTCGCCGTCAGCTCGTCTCGGAGCTCCTGCACGCGGTCGTCTTCGTCCGGGTCGCGGCCGTCGACCTCGGCCTCGGCCTGGGCGTCGCTGATGCGGTCGCGTAGGTCCTCGATCGCGTCCGGGAGCCGGGACCGCTCGGACTGGAGTTGCGACAGGCGTGACTGTGCGCTGTCGAGCTTGGATTGGGCTTCTTTTACTTCGGAAAAGTCGGTGATTCGCATGGCTTCAGTTGGTTCGTGTGGTTACGGTGAGAGGGACCGGCGGAAACGGCCGGTCTGTCGGGTCATGCAGTTGTCCAGGGTCGTGAGTAGGCCCAGCAGGCGATTCGCACGGCTTGCGTCCCCGTCGTCGAGGGCCGCGTCGAGCGCGCGCGTCAGCGCCGTATGACGCCCCAGCATGAACATCGTGCGGGTCCCGTGCGGGAGCGAGGGGCGCGCGTATCCGCCGTGCGTCACCGCGTTCTGGTTCCCCGCCGGCGCCCCGCCACCGGCGCCGTGCATCCGGCAGACATTGGAGCCCGTCACTGCCGGGTTCTTGCACCGGCTCCCGTCGCGGGTCGTCGCTGTGCAGCGGTTGGCCTTCTCGTTCAGCGGCATAGCGCCTTGCATGGGGTTGTTTTCGGTTTTGGGGTCGGCCGAATCGAACGCCAGCATCGTGAGCACTACCCTCGCGCGCGCCTTGAGACATTGTGAGACATTGCGGGCGTCAATCGCGGATCTCGTCAAAGACAGTCAAAGATTGTGAAGACGAAATCGGCCTTCAGCGGCGCTGCGGGCAGTTCGGCGTGTTTGACGGTTTTTACGAGACGTCGAGCTCGAGGTCGCCGGCGACGTAGTCGGTCACGACCACCTGGAAATCCGGCAGCGACCGGCAGAGCGCCCACGCATGGCCGTACTCCAGGAGCCGGTCCCTCCATGTCTTCTGCGTGTCCCGGAGCCGGCCCGACTGCGACTTCAGCTCGATCCACAGGGCGCCGGCGGATCGCGTCTGTCCGTCCTCGAGGATCGGCTTCACTACGGGCAAGCACAGGTCCGGGACGCCGGCCTTCGCCCCCAGTGCCTTCATGCGGGCGCCGCTGCGGCCGTCACGGGCCCCACCGTTCGGCGGATGAAAGAGCGCACGGAGCTCGGGCATCGCGCCGGATTGCGCGTCGGCCCACTGGACACACGCGCGGTGGATCTCGTCCTCCGTACGCGACTGGCCGAACAGGTCGCGGGCCTCGGTGTGGCTGATCGTGTCGGTGGCGTGCTCGGGGCCGCCGTACAACGCAGCCGCCTGGTCTTTGCCGTCCATGAGATCGGGGTTGGAAGATTCGTGGATCGTGAGCAATTTGCCGCCCGGCGCGCGTTTCGGCTCCCCAGCCTACGGCCACTCGGGGCCCTCCCACGGCGCCGGACGTCTGAACTTCCGTTATAGCAGGTGGTGTGTGATCTATGTGGCATCGTGCAATAACAGGCGTCAGAACGGAGCCTCGTCCGGGTCGACGTCTTCGGGCGCGTACGGCCGCGTCGCTATATCATCGTCCAGCATCACGACGATCCGCGGGCCCCTGTGGTCGATCTCCTTCACCTCGCCGGGTCCGTCCGGGGTCTGCACGCGCATCCCGGACCCGTACCGTTTCAGCACGTGGCGAAGCGTCTGTTCGTCCGGCACGTCGTCCCGCTCAGAACTTTGAAAAGCATCTCTTTTCGGACACGTACCCCCCGTGTCCGAGTCTCTTTCTTTTTCAAAGTCTTGAGAGCCGGGGTTTTCGGGGTCTAACGCCCGCTCCCCGCTGGTTTCGGGGTACCTAACGCCCGCTGGTTGCATCTCGGGGGCTTCGTCCGGCGTGTCCGACGGTTTCGGCTGCGCGCCATCCCCGGCGTGGGCCGGGGGTTGGTTGTCGGTGTCGCGCCGCATCGCGTCCAGGGCGCGGGCCATGCTGTCGGTGACGGTCACGCCCTCGTCTCGCACCTCCAGGAGCACGGAGAGGATCTCGTTCAGCAGAGCGGAGAGCTCTTCCTCATCCTGAAGGGCGGCGTCGAGCTCGTCCCGCGGCACGTAGCCGTCGTCCCCTTTGGAGAACTGGTTCTCGAAGGGAATGACGACCCACCGATCCCAGAACGCCTCGCCCGCCTGGGGCGCCTTGATCGGGCCGTTTCCGCTGAACAGCAGGTGGCAGTGCGGGGTGAAGTTGAAGCGGTCCTTGTACTTCCGCTGCGCGTTCATCCGGTCCCCGCCGGTGATCTGCTTGAAGACGCTCGTCCCTTCCAGCGGCTCGGACGGCAGATCCGCGCAGACGTTGAGCATACGGCCGAACAGGTCGGCCCGGGCGAAGCTGTCCGTTTCGAGGTCCTGGAGCGTGATGTGCGTCACGCCGTCCTCGCCCACGATCCCCGTGATGAGGTTGCGGATGAAGGTCGACTTGCCCGTGTTGGGCCCGCCCTGGAGGTAGTACGCCTTGCGGCGGCCGAACGCGGGTGTGATGAGCTTCGCGGCCAACTCGTAGCCGAGCTCGGGGCCCGCATCCTCTGGGAGCACGGAGGCGAAGAACTCACGCCACGCGGTGCCCTCCGCTTCCGGGTCGTGGTGGATCTGCACCTGTCGCGTGGACAGCCATTCGGGCGTGTGCTCTTCGATCTCGCCCGTGTTCAGGTTCAGGATGCCGTTCAGCAGGTTGATCCGATCGTCGGGCGGGGTTTCCCAGAGGCGCGGGGCGCTCGTCTCGACGCGGTGGCGTACCTCTTCGCAGCGGTAGCGGCTGAACTCGCTCGTCATGTCGTGTTCGTCGAGGACCGCCTTGATCCGCTGGTTCAGGTAGCGCTCCCCACCGGCGCGATAGCGGCCGCCTTCGTAGTAGTAGAGCGCCCCGGAGCGGTCCAGGGCAAAGTGATCCTCGTCCTCTACCTGGTCGGCAATCCACGCGGTGAGCTCCCCGTGCTCCAAATCCTGAGGGCCGGTGGACCGCGCGGCGTCGGCCTGGTTGGCGAGCTCCTTCTTCACGGCCTTCGCGTCGGAATGCCAGGACCGGAGCCGTCGAGCGCGGGCGCCGTGATCCTCGAGGACATCCCGGCATCGGGAGATGTCGGCACGGCTCAGGGTCGCAACCTTCTCCAGCAGGTCCGTCGCGGTGCGCTCGGCGTCGCGGCCGTCGAGCCCGTCGAGGGCCGTGCGGAAGTCGTCAACGGTGAAGGTGTCGGTGTCGGCCGGTGCGGAGGCATCGGCCGTGTCTGCGGGATGGGGAGGCGTAGGCATGGGATCGGAAGATGGAGGCGTGAGAGACTGGAAGCCGGTGGGCGCGTGGTCGTCCGGCGGATCGCCCCCGCCGGGATCGTAGCCGTTCTCCATCGCCTTGTAGAAGAGCGTGGCGACAGTCACGCGGTCCAATCCGCTGTTCAGCTTCCGCTCGTACTCTCCGTTCTTCTCTTCCGGGCTCCATTCCCGCAGAAGCGACGCGGCCGTGTGGTCGTCCGGGGCGCCGTCCTGTACGGCCGCAATGACGCGAATCCACTCGGGGTAATCGGGGCGCGGTGGGATGTGCGACAGCGCCTCGCGCATCTCGTCCACGTCCGCATCGCCGGTGGACGTGCGCCCGTTGCGGCGCTTCGGTGGGGCGCCGGTGTTCGTCCGCGTCGGGCGCGACACGGCCTCCAAGCCCGCCTCGACGCGATCCGCACCGAGCTCGATCGGGGGCGCGTCTGGCACGTCGTGGGCGAACGTGTAGCGATTTCCGCTCGGGTGCATTGACGGTGGGGCGGCCGTCTGGTGGTTCGCCCACCGGAGCTCCAGGTGATCGAAGGCGCCCTCGCGTTTGGGTTTCCGCTCCACCTTGCCGGGAAACGCCTCGTCCTCCGGGCATCGCACCCACAGGTGCCAGCCCTCGCCCGATCCGCTCTGCACGATCCAGCGGTACGAGTGCGGGAGCCCGAGCGCATCACACAGGCGCTCGATCGGCGCCCACGTGGTGCAGTCGTCGATGTCGAAGCATCGCCATCCGCCGGGGCCGTGGAGGATGCCCACGCCCGTTGCGGCGTCCCACGGAAGGGAGCGGGCATCGCTCGTCTCCTGGGGCGCGGACTGCCACTCCTTCCACCGGCCGATCGGGGCCTTGCCGTCGAGGGCCAGCACGTTGGCGCCGTGCTTGTGGAGCCACGCGGCTGCGCGTCTGGGGTCGTTGGTTGGGAATCTCATGCTGACTGCCCCCCGCGCTCCGGCGCGATCTCGTAGTTGAACGGCTCGGCCCGCTCCATGCGCATGTTCTCTGCGACGCGGACGACGGCTTTCAGCGTCCCCAGCAATCGCGGCCACCGGAGCACCGTGGCGAGCGTGGTGACGAAGAAGCCGTGGTGATCCGGCGGGTCAAGAGCGGGCGTCCCGAAGAGACGTTCGTACCACGCCTCTGCCCCGGCCTCGGCGTCGAGGTCGTCGTCAGGCAGAGGGGGTGCCCCGGACGGTGGGGCGGACGGCGGCCGATCGTCGGGCCGCTCTGGAGGGTCGGAACTGTGGGTTTGGGTCTGTGTTTTCATCGTGTCGTGTCGTCGTGATACGAGATTTGAAGGGCGCCCCAACCGGCCAAGGTGGGCGCCCTTCACTAATTATGCGGCCGCACGCGCCTCGTCCGATGCGGCGGGTTCGTCGAGCTCGTCCAGCGACCGCGGCTCGGCCTGCGTCAGTTTCCGCAACTGAAAGCGGATGTATTCGCTGACGGACATGCCGTAGCGGGCCGCCTCTTCACGTGTCGCCTCGGCCACGGAGGCCGGGACTCGCGCGCCTATCATTTCCATGGTGAGAAGAAATTATCTGAAGTTTTCAGTGTCACCAACAACGGGGGGAGACCGCTGAATCCTTCTCAGATTGCCAGAAACGGCGATCTGAAACACGAAAAGGCCACCTCGCCAGCGGATGCGATCCACAGGCGGGCGGCCTATCTCACTGACGGCGTGAAAATGCCGTCGCGTCGTTTTGCAAGTGTCCTCCGGTCGTGCTACCATACAGTCAAGCGCGCGGTTTAGAGCTGCGTGTGTGAGCGCACCGCGTCCCCTACCAAAGTTCAGCGGTGCTCCAAAAAGCGGCGCCCGGTTCGCCTTCGGCGGATCGGGCGTTTCTACGTTTGGGACAATCTACGGAGAGTGCCCCGCGTCTGCAACTCACCCAAAGTGCTTCCGGTACAGCGGCGCCGGCAGCCACTCCCTCAGCCCTTCGTCCGTGATCACCCACTCCCCACTCCACTTCTCTGCGGGGAGCTTCCCGCTCCGTAGGTGCCGATAGACGGTGGCAATGCCCTTGCCGGTGGCCTCGGCTACCTCCTGGGGGCTGTAAATGGTCTCGTCTGCGCTCACGTCTGCGGGTGCGGTTGCTGGCATTGGATCGGTGGTGATCTGCAGAGTACGAACCTGAGTCACGATGATCAACGGGCCTTGATCGGAAGTGATCCGCCGTGATCAAATGTAACGATTCGAGGGATGGGGAACGGTGATCACCGTTGATCATTTGAGATCACGCAGCAACGAAGAAAGCCCCGTCGCCGGGGCAGTCCTGGACAGACAACCGGCGCGGGGCTCCATTGACACACGGAATCAACCGCGTATCACCATGACCAACTCTCAGAAGAAGCAACTGATTCAGCAGCACGAGTCCCCGAACTGGACTCGCATCAAGTCGCTCGTCTCGGACGGCATGGACTGGGACACGGCCGAGCACGTTGACGAGCTCGAACGGCGCGAAGCCGTGCTCACGCAGCTCGGGGCCGCGGGCGAGCTCACCGACGCGCAGCGGGACGAGCTCGACACTGTGCAGTCGGAGCTTCACGATCTGGTCGGCAGCCCAAATCAGACCTACGCCGGCACCTCCTTCGCCGGCGACGGCGCCCCGGCCGGCACGGCCGAACCGGAGCTCGAAGACGAAGACGAGGACGAGGACGACGATTGGATGAGCGTCGAGAGCGTGAACGAGATGCAGGCCGCCCGCCGGACGCAGATGAGCCACGCGGTGGGCTTTCTCACTCGGTACGACCGCACCGGCAATGACGCGGCGCTCCGCATCGCGATCGAGCACGCGCAGAAGGCGACGGAGCTGGAGGATCGCATCGATGCGGCGCTCCTGGCCGCGATCGAGCGGGAGACGACGCCCGCACCGTGACGTCCACGCACACCTGCTCACGTCTGCTCATCCAGCTCCTCCAGTCCAATGAACTCGAACGGAGTTTCACGCCTCACGCGCCAACCGCAGCCCATGCCCGACGTCTGCCCCCGGTGCTCGGGGGTAGGCCGCGCCGAAGCGGCGACGCCGCGCGGCACGTACGAAGCCCTCTGCCCCGTGTGCGGCGGTGAGGGCCGCGTCGACGCCCGTACGGCCGCGGAGCACCACGAGCCCGATCGGCGCCTCGCACGGCGCGCGTAGCACCATCCCGGCCTCGGGGCCGGGTCCTGCCTCTCGCCGGGGATTGGCCTGGAGGCACGGCCGGGCGTCGTGCCCGATCGCTTTTCTCTCACTCAGACTCTCCAGACTCATGGAAGCAACGACCGAAGCACCTCAGACCGAAACCACCACCGGCGCCATCCCGCCGATCGCGGATTTCATTGACGAGCAGGGGCACCTTCCCAGCTACACCGAGACGGACGAGCTGATCTCCATACTGCTGAAGGCGCTGTATGACGAGGACGAGCCGGGATTCTGGTACGAAGACGTCAAGCTCACGTGGGTGCCCGTGCGCAGCTTCATGATCGAGGACACGCGCACGACGGGCCGCGGGCGCCAGGTCCGTATCAACCCGGAGATCGGCGCTGGCCGCCTCTGGCATCCGCGGGGCGCGTTCCTTCCGGCCGTGGCCTTTAAGCTCGTTGAAGACAAAGGACATTCGGAGTGGTCGACAGAGACCCTGCATCCGCGCATCGTGGCCGCGGGTCCGGCGGCCGTACACGAGAACGTGGCCGGGTGGATCTATCATGCCATCACGGGGCAGCACGAGCATCTGGACGGCTATCTGAAGAAGCTTCAGGCGCTCCGGGAGGTCGATGAGCTCACGTGGATGTGGCCGCAAGGGCTCGACGTTGAGCCGGGCAGCACCTGGGACGCCGATCCGAGCGACTATCTTCCGGCCGTCGGGGACGAAGAGAAGACCACGAAGGCCGGTGAGCTCTACGGCGAGTGACTTTCGCCCGCAAAAACCACAACGTACGGCGCCCGCCTCGGGGACTCGGACACGCCACGTCCGGGTTCGGGGCGGGCGTTCGTGCGTGAGGTAGATTCGGATAATGGTCTTTATCGGAATCTATCATGTGCATCTGATGTGTGCCCAATGCACGATAACACCCGTTATTTTGCATTGAACCCCCGAAACGCAATCTAACCCGTGTTAGCGCGTTTTGGCGTTCATTCTCGCGGGATTCGTCGCACCACACCCCGGACGGGCGCAACTTGTCGGCTCTGAGCGAACGTGGTTCGGCGGGCTACGCGGCTCCCCAGATCGTTGGCAAGGAAATACGCGTTCCAGCGCTTCCCCTGTGCCCCGGCCCGTCCACTCCGACGGGCTCCGTGCACGTGCAGACGTGGGGCACAGCCGCGCTTCCACACATCACGTCGGAATCCTCGTCCGCTCCCTGGGCCGGGCCGCCGGTTGCGGTGCCAGCTGCGTGCCGGGTGGCCACAAGGCCCGGCGCCGCGCTACGTGGCGCACCAGGGACGCCGGTGCTCACGGGCTGTTGGGGCACGTGGTCGGGTTCGCATCGTCGCCCCGGCCTCGGCACCTCCGCGCGGTCGGTCGGTCCTCGTTCGCGTTGGGGGCCGGCAGCCGGGGCGCGTCGCTCCGTGCGGAAGCCGCATCGCGCGGTCGACGGA